AAAGGTACACAAGGCACGCAGATTTAACATTTCCCAACACATATTTAACACTTACTAACACATTTTGGCACGCTTTTTGCTCTGTGCCACAAGCACCATCCGTTAACACACTTTAACACAATTAACACACCGTTACTTTTGTTAAACTTTCATAAAAAATAATGTTTCACGTGGAACGGTGGCGACAAATGTTTCACGTGGAACAAATGAGGGGGTGATGCTACAAATGTTTCACGTGGAACGTTACAAGTGTTAACAATAGTTAATTTATTTCTTTAAGACTTTTTAACGAAAATAATTTGGTGGTTTCGCAAAATCGTTGTATCTTTGCACCGTGTTTAAGAAACAATATAAGTTTAACAATTTAAATTAGGTAATTATGAATGAGAATTTTAATGAGACTGTTTTTAACTGCATCACTAGCGTTAACGCTCTTATGACTTCAAACGAAGTCGCTAAAGACGATAAGGCCGTTATCAAGTTGAATCGTTTTAAGAAGTGGTTGAACGAGTTTGCATCAGCAAACGGGGTGAATGAGGTAAAGTAACACAGTTCACAGGCAACAGAAGTTTAACGTTTTAAAAGTGTAAAGTTATGGCTAAAGATTTTAGTTTTGCTAGTGCTTTCAATAAGACTAGTTTTGGTATCGACACGACCGATTTTCCATTTGTGAAGTTAACCGACATTTACAACAGTGACAAAGACGGTGGCGGTGATGTAGTACACCCTATTAATGGTATGTACGTTCACAAATCACAGTTGGGCGATTCACCTGTAATTATTGACGCAGAAAACAAACGTCTTGTGAATTTGCCACAGTTCACAGGTGACACGGTGCGAGAGATTCTCGCTAATAGTGATGCGGTTGACGCTATCAAAGCAAACAAAGTTGGATACGTGATTTATGAATATGAATCGCACGCCAAAAAGTGTTACGGTATTACCTATGTAGATAAGTAGTTTTGTAGGGTAAGGGTGTATAACGTTACGGGGGTAAACAGTAATTAAAATTATTGTTACCCCCGTTTTGTTCATTTAAAGTTATTAAGTTATGGCAAATAAAAACCCGATAGGATTTAGTAAAAGAACTTTTTCTTTTACGAGTAAGATACACGTAAAAAAAGAAGTTATTTCTGCTATAGAAAGTAGTCCAACGTTACGCAAAGAAATAGCGAGAATATTCCAACAGGCAAACCGACGCATACAGAATATTGAAAAATTGGGTATTGTTTCACCCGCAGTTGTTGCGTTAAATAAAGGTGACGTTAAAGGATATTCAAAGTTTTCAATGAAACACGATTGGAACGATTTAAAAATAGAATATTCAAAAGCGGTTGCATTTTTACAACAACCTACATCTAGTGCAACAGGTACAAGAGAATACAGTGAACACTTGAAAAAGTCGTACAATTTGACCGATAACGAATTTTCTTTAATGCAAGAAAAATTAATGGGTAAAATTGCGAGTGTTTCAGATGAAAAGTTTTTGGAACAATACTTAATGCAATACAAAGACTTTACGGGAGAACTAGAACAAGAAAGCCGTGATGTATCCGACCAAATTGAATCAGACGCGATGAAAATAGCTGATTCAATACAAGAGGACATTAATAATGTAGGTGAAAAAGTAGATGCATCAATACAAAAAATTTTAGATAGTTTTAAAGATTTTGGTTTATAATGAAGAAAATACCCTTTGAACTACATACAGAAATTTACACGCCTAAAGATATTGCAAAAGTTTTATCGTTGGCGGTGAATGAAAAGAATTTTACAGGCAACAATAAGGGCGAAAAGTTCTTAAATGTGCCTGTATCTTTCGATATTGAAACTACTTCATTTTATCGTGATGAAGACGGGGAAACATACAGTTACGAACGTTATATGAAATTAGGTGGTAAGCAAACCAAAATGGAAAAATGTTCGTTAATGTATGTTTGGCAATTTGGAATAAACGGTTTTTGCATAATCGGTAGAACGTGGGATGAATTTTTACAAATGTTATCCGAAATCGTGGATATATTGAAACTTTGCCCAAAGAAACGAATAATAATCTATGTTCACAATTTGGCATACGAGTTCCAATTTTTCCGTGAAATGTTAGATTGGGAAAAAATTTTCTCAATAGACCTAAGAAAACCGATTTACGGTGTAACAAAAACGGGTTTAGAATTTCGATGCTCTTATTTGCTTTCGGGTTATTCGTTGGCAAAATTGGGTGAACAACTTCACAAATATAAATGTGAAAAGTTAGTCGGTGATTTAGATTACAGTTTGTTACGACACAGTAAAACACCGTTGACACAAAAAGAAATTGGTTATTGCTTGAATGATATAAAAGTGGTAATGTGCTATATACAAGAACTAATAGAACAATATAAAGGAATAACCCGTTTACCGATTACAAAGACGGGGTTTGTTCGTAAATATTGCCGTTCAGTATGTTTTAAAACAACTGACGAAACAGGTAAAACGATTCCAAACTTTAAATATATTGATAAGATTCATTCTTTAAATATAACAGGTATGGAAGAATTTGCAATGTTACAACGGGCGTTTTCGGGCGGTTTTACACACGCCAACGCAAAATATACCGATGAAGTTATAGAAAACGTAGATAGTTACGATTTCACTAGCAGTTACCCTTATGTTATGGTTTCAGAAAAGTTTCCGATGAGCACGGGTGTTATTGTTCCTGTTAAATCAATGAAACAATTTGAGTTTATGACGAGTAAATTCTGTTGTGTGTTTGATGTAGAGATAACAAACATTTTTGCAAAATCAGAAAACGAGAATCCAATTTCTGTTAGTAAATGTTTCGTGAAAGAAAATGTTTCCGAAAACAACGGGCGTTTAGTTTGTGCTAAGAAAATATGTATGACAATTACTGAAATAGATTACAAAGTGTTTTCGCAGTTTTACACGTGGGAACAAATAAGAATCGGGCGAATGATGTGCTACCGAAAAGAATATTTGCCGACCGAATTTGTAGAATCTATTTTGCACCTGTATGAAATGAAAACAAAATTAAAGGGTGTAAAGGGAAAAGAGGTTGAGTATTTGAATAGCAAAGAAATGCTAAACAGTTGTTACGGTATGTGTGTTACAAACCCGTTGCGTGATGAAATTCTGTGTGACGGTGAAACGTGGGATATTGAACACCTTACAGGCGAAAAACAGTTGGAAATGCTAAATAAATACAATGATAGTAAAAACCGTTTTTTGTTTTACCCGTGGGGTATTTATGTTACCGCTTATGCTAGGCGTAACCTTTTTACAGGTATTTCGGAATGCGGTAACGATTACATATACAGTGATACAGATTCCGTTAAAATTATGAACGGTGATGCACACAAAGAATATTTCAAAGCCTACAACGATTTAGCGCAAAGAAAATTACGTGCAGCCTGTAAGCATCATAAAATACCGTTTGAAAAGGTTGAACCCGTCACGATAAAGGGAATCGCAAAACCGTTGGGGGTTTGGGATTACGAGGGGCGTTACACCCGTTTCAAAACTCTAGGTGCAAAACGCTATATGGTACAAGAAGAAAACGCCCTTACAGTAAACGGCAAAGATTACGATTATAGCATAACCGTTTCGGGCGTTAATAAAAAATCTGCTATCCCGTATATGCTAGAAACGTTTGGTGAAAGTGGAATCTTTGACGCATTCACAAATTATCTAGATATACCACCAACGGCAACAGGTAAGAACATTCACACTTACATTGATTATGAGCAAACAGGAACTATAAAAGATTACAAAGGTACGGTTTCAAGTTACGACACGTTAACGGGTGTTCACTTAGAACCAACAGGGTACACTCTAAGTCTATCCGTTCTTTATATTAATTATTTAATGGGAATCAGATTAAAGAAAGAATAGTTATGAAACAGAAGAAAGAAAAGGTAGAAACACCGAAATTCTACACGTTGAATCACATTCTATCAAAGAATGCCGATTACAACGTTATTTTTGGTGAACGTTCCAACGGTAAAACGTATGCAACGTTATTGTATGGTATCAAAGAATATTTGCGCACAGGAAAGCAAATGGCGTATATTCGTAGATGGCGTGAAGACTTGAGGGGCAAACGTGCCGAAAGTTTGTTTGCGAATCACGTTGCAAATGGCGTGATACAGGAACTAACAGGCGGTACATTTAACGAAGTGTTTTATATTTCGGGAAAATGGTTTCTTTCGTCTTACGATGCCGAAACAAAGAAACGTGTGCCCGATAGTGTACCGTTTTGTTTCGGTTTCTGTTTATCAGAACAGGAGCACGAAAAATCTAGCAGTTACCCGAATATAACAACCGTGGTATTTGACGAGTTCCTAACAAGACGTTATTATTTACCCGATGAATTCATGCTATATATGAACCTGTTAAGCACGATTATTCGACAGAGAAACGATGTTAAAGTTTTTATGTTGGGTAACACCGTGAATCAGTTTTGCCCGTATTTCTCAGAAATGGGATTGAAACAAGTTCGTGCAATGGAACAGGGCACAATAGATATTTATAAATTCGGTGAACACGGTGCAACCGTTGCAGTAGAATATTGTAGTACGATTGTTAAACACAAAGCGAGTAACAAATATTTCTGTTTCGACAATGAGAATTTGCAAATGATTACGGGCGGTAAATGGGAACTCGCAGCATATCCCCATTTGCCTGTAAAATACAAACCGAATGACGTGTTGTTTGTCTTTTACATTCAGTTTAACGAAATGACTTTACAGGGCAACGTTATTCAGTTGGAAGACGAAGAAACGGGGGTGAATAACTTCATTTACATTCACAACAAAACAACCCCGATTAAGGACACAGACAATAGCTTGATTTATTCGTTGCAAATGAACGGCAAACCGAACTATAAGCGAAAGTTGTTGAGCAATGCAACGTTTGTTGAATCTCAGATAACGAAGTATTTCGCCACCGATAAGGTATTTTATCAGAATAACGAAATCGGTGAAATCGTGCGTAATTACTTGATGGCAAGTGCAAGAAGTAACATTATTACTTAATATCTGTTAACGGGGGTTAAAAATGTTTCACGTGGAACACTTTTTCCCCGTTTTATTTGATAATACCAAATAATAGTATTATCTTTGCATCGTAAAATAACAAAGTTAAATTTTGCTATATGGATGTAAACGCTATTGTATCGCTAGTTAGTAACGTTGGTTTTCCTGTAGCGGTTTGTATCGCCCTTTTCTTCTATATGGAGAAACAAAACGAACGCCACCAACAGGAAACCGACAAGTTGAACGAAACCGTGCAAAGTAACACTAAGGTGTTAACAGAACTTTGCACCTTAATTAAAACGATTGTTAAATAATGAAGAAAGAAAACTTATATAACATGTATCAAACAGAAGTTAAAAGCAAAGATTCAGCATTATTCACGTTTATGCAACGAGTTCTTTGTATGACTTCAAAGATGTTTGAATACACGGGCACACCCGAAACGATGCCACCCGTTGAACTTGAAAAGATTCTGCAAACATCGGGTAACGTTGGAATAGCAGAAGTGAACGGTGAACTGTATGCACTACAGGGAACACGGGGTGGTAAATGTGATGCCTATTATCACGGCAAAGATTACGTTGTAGCAAACCCGTGGTTGAATTTGAACAAAACGTTTAAAATTGATTCCGATATTGTCGTTATCAACAACACACCGTTTGCAGATTCACTTTTGCCGTTAATTGGCAAATATGGCGTTCTTTACACCGA